TTATATGAATCGTTTAACAATCCAATGCACAAAAACATTTACGCGAAATTTGGATAAAGAAGCTGAAGATGTATATCAAACAACTGACATTACAATGATGACAACAAAGAATTATTTGGTTGTTCCGTTCTTGGAGACAACAATACAAGTTAATTTTAAACGTGGATTTACATCAATTTACACTGGACTATATGAACTTGCAAAACAATATGGGTTCTTCACGGATGAAACAACACAATCTGTAATTGTCCCATCGTATGATTCAAAGAAAAAAATAAAACTCAAAGACTTAATGTATTCAGAAAAATCAAAGGAAATCTGGGATACTTTTATAAAAGACTTGGATGAAAAACAAACAAAAGATATCCAATATTCTTCATTTGTTGATCAAGATTTCACTGAAACATCTGAAGATGAGAATATCAATGTGTTGGATATAAATGGAAATAAAAAACAGGAAAAGTCTCCAATACAAATGATTTAATTTCATGTGAGTAAAATACTGTAATGTCAAATATAAAATTGGAATTGCCGGATGAAGTTTTGGAGTCGTTGTTTCTAAATAAGATTTCAACGTCTCCAATGCACACTTTAGCCTTTTCTCAAATCTTTGATGAACGTTGGATCAATGATTCAAATATAAAAATTCTATGCAAAATCATTTTTGTATATTTTAAGAATTCGAACAAACTTCCAACCTTCACTCTCATTGAACAATTTGTTAAAAAGCTTTCAGAAAAATCGCCAATTGATGTCGATGAAGTAAAAGCTTCTTTTGAAAAAGCTTCAAAGATAGAATTCAACAATGATTTGGTTGTAAATGGATCATTGCTTGAATTTATTCGAAGAAAAGGGTTGTATTTTGCAATCCTTGATAATTTGGATAAAATTGAAACTAAAAAAGATGTTTCAAGTATTCTAACAACATTTTCACAGATTCTCAATATTTCAATTGATCAGGATCTTGGAACAAAATGGATTGCTGATATTGATGAACACTTTGAAACAATTAAATCAACTACTGCAAAATTATCGACTGGAGTGCCAGAATTTGACACAGAATTTAACGGTGGGTTGTTGGCTGAAGGTAAATGCATTTGGATTCCGGTCGGAATGCCTGGAATTGGTAAAACGGCATTTATTTCCAATTTAGCATTCAATTTCTTTACAATGAACAAAAAAGTTTCCATTATAACGATGGAAATAAATCAAGAATTATATAAACAACGAATTGACGCCTTAGCTTCTGGAATCGAAATAAACATGATCCCAAAACAAGATGGTGTTGCAATAAAACGAATAAAAGATATTGCGGCAAAATCTACTAACGGCGAAATTGTAGTTAAAGAATTTCCACCTAAATCAATTAATACTTCTGTAATTGACAATTACCTAGATCGGTTGGTTTTATCTGGATTTAAACCGGATGTATTAATTATTGATTATCTAAATCTTGTTCTTCCAGCTGGGATTTCTTCAGATTCTGGGATGTATGAAAGAGTTGGAACAACTGCACAGGAATTGAGAGCAATAACATATAAATTCTTAATTCCGATGATTTGCCCGACTCAGTTTAATACTGAAGGATTTGATAACGTTGAACCGACGATGAAAAATATTTCTGAAAGCCGTGCTGTTGCGCATGTAGCTGACGTAATAACTTCAATTTGGCAAGGTGACGGTGACAGAGAATCAAATGTTATTAATTTCAAAAATCTAAAAAACAGATTGGGTGGTAAAATAAACCGTAAGCTTTCATTGAAAATCAATTATGATACTTTGCGAATGACTTCAATGATTGGCCAGCAAAAACAAGTTTCAAACAAAACTGTTACTGATGTTATTGGAAGTTTGGATCAACTATGAATACACCGCCAAAAATCTTGCTTCCATATTTTAACGATGAAAATGTTAAAAAATATCTAAAAACTCCAGATAAAATCTTTGGAGAAAAATTAGACGCAGAAATGTTCAAGCTTCAATTAAGCAAATATTTCAATATTCATCGGGAAAATATTATTTTGAAGCATGTATGTAAGGAATTAAGCGACAATTTTGGAAATTTGAAGAATCTTTCAGATACAACAAATCTTTCAGAACGAGAATTCATTGAAATGTTAGTAAAATGCTTTGTCGATATGATTGATGTCGATGCTAAGAAAATAATTTGCCATGCCTATAGAAAATACAATAAAAAATTCAACATTAAAAAGTGATCCATTTGCTGTGTGTGTTGAAATGGTTTATTCGAATATAAAATGCCACAAATCAAACATACCAAGATCAATTAAACCAAAACTTGCGCAAGGTAATACACAAAAACAGTTATTTCTAAAATTTGCACAGGTGTTTGTTGACTTAGCTAAATTAATTGATAAATATAACCTTGATATTGAAGTTTATTTTGACATAACTCGACCAAATTCTGCTGTATTTAATCCAAAATACTTCTTCATGAAACAAACTTTTGAAAAACTACAAAATACATTGAATTCTATTGAAAATGATAAATTTGAACTACATGTAGTTGAATCAATTTCAAATATAATAAAACAATGTCGGGAGAAAAACATTTTTACTTTTGAAGATTATTTACATCATGACAGTATTGCAAAAATGTGTCATTGTAATAAATACCTCGAATTTTCTATTGTGTTATATGTTTTAACCAATGGATTTAAGGAATTTATTGGAGTTAAGGAGCAAATTGTTTCATTGTTTAACTCACAAGAAATTTTCACTAAAAATCGTTTGAAAGTGTATAATATTATAATAAAAAAATTCGGAAGCATTGAAAAAACTATACAATTAATTAATACTGAAATTAGGAAGGCGTAATATGTCCGAACGATATTCACTTGTAGACAATTCGAACGAGAATGAATTTTCTAAGAATGTAAAATTTAACAGCGATGAACGATTAATTATTTTGCAACCTGGACAGACGTTGAAATGCCGATTACTTCGGTTTAAGGATGCTCTGTCAACAAGAAAAGATCCGTGGATAACAAAATTTATACATGCTGTATATGTTAAGGAATCCAAGGATAGTTTCACAACAAAATTCACATCCTGTCCTTCAACACAAAGTTTTAACATCCTTAACCCAAAAAATAGATGTTTAATTTGTCCTCTTATTGATGAAACCTACTCAAAAATTAAAAATGCTGAAACTGAAAACAAAAAAGATTCATTATATAAAGTTGTTAAAACATTAAAACGCAAATTCAAAATGTTTATTCCAGTGTATGTTATTTCTAACAACGGTGTTTTAGTGAATAAGACACAAATCTTAATGCTTCAGAATATGGACTACTTGTTTAGAATTAATAAGTTTTTCAGAGAAATCAACGCAGAGAGTCCAGAATTAGTAAATATGTATTTTAATCATTTGGGTGATATTGATAGTTTTAATTTTAATATTGCTGTCGATCAAAAAAATGTGTTCGATATTAAATTTGGATTTGAACCGGCAGAAACTCCTCTTATAAAAGATTTTAATTTGCCGGATATTCAAAAAGCATTTTTGGAACAACATATTACCCCATTAAATTTTGATAAAGACTTCTATGAAAATTCATTTGACGACGATAAACATTTGGAATTTTTTGAAATGTTTGCTTCGCCATTATTTCAGAAAATTGGTGTTCTTAATCATAAAACCGAAGTTCCAGAACAGTTAAATCAGGAAATTATTCCAGATACACCAACTAAACAAATTACACCTGAAATATTTGTAGAAAAAAATCCAGTGGTGGTATCACCGACAGATGAAATCATTGCAAGTGTTGAAAATACTGTGGCTGTTCCTGAAAATACTTCAACGCCAAAAGTATTAGAAGAACCGGTTAAACAAAAAGAAACTAACATCTTAACAGAAACAAAACAACAAGAAACACCAACGTCAAATAAACTTGATCAGCAACAACAAGATATTTTGGACATATATCAACAGATTGAAGCGATAAATAATGCAAAGTAAAATTCAAATACATGACGTTGAGTTATTTGTAGATATTTTAACAACGATATCAAATTTCTCTGAAGCATGTAAATTAGAGTTATGTAAAGATAAACCATTTTCAGTGTATTTGAAGAATTCGATTTCAAGGATACATTTGGAATCGAATGTTTGTACTACTGACAGTTTAGAACCTATCTCAATATCTTTTGATAAATTGAATAAGTTAATTTGTCCATTGACTGCTATTATGGATAGTTCAAAACAACAAAAACTACCGATAGAACTTACATTTGACGGAAACAAATTATCCTATTCTGGAACTCTAATTAGTTTTCTTCTTCTCGGCGTTAAAGATGAGATTATTAGTTCTTCAATAGATCGACCAATACAAATAGAACTTCAAACTCTATGTAATTTTTGTGTTGAACAAAATGTTATTTCAAGGATATTGTCAAATTCATCGACGATAGTTGATTCTGAAAACATTCAATATAAACTATCAATAGATGAAATAAAACAAAAAATGGTATATATTGAAGCAACTTCAGCCGCAACAAAGTTAACGAATAGCTTCAAACAACATCTTGGCAATGTTATTTCAGGAACATTTTCAGATAAATTAAATCTCGATGAAAAGCGATTGATTCTTATAAAACAGCTTAATTCTACAGTCAACATATCTGTAACCTCAAAAAATGTTTTAATCATTCAATCAGAAAAGAAGTTGGATGATTTATACTCGAAATTTGAAGTTTATACTTCAATTCTTAAAGAGCAATAATGAGTGAACTTTTAACTACTAAAAAACAACTCCAAACTTTCCAAAAAATTCTTGGGCAATCTGCTTTCATCGTTACCCGAAAAGATAGAGCTACTCCATTGATTATTACAAAATGTGCACACATAGTAAAAATTATATTAGAAGCGTTTCCATCTCTATCGAAAAATTTGAAGTTAAGCAAGAAAATGTTCAGTGTGTTATTTGATTCGAATATTCCATTAGTCTTCGATTTATATAATTTGAAATTTGAAACATTGATTTTGAACGAGTTCTATATCCTTCGAGGTTTAACATTAAAGAGTTCTAAAGATATTGAAAACATGTTAAAATATATTAAGAACAGAAACCAAGTGAAAAAAGTTTAATGACAACCACCGTATTAATTGATTGCTCGTATTTTTGTTATTTTAATATTTTTTCAGCTTTTTCGCGTTGGATAAAAACTGATAAATCTATTATTCAAAACAAAGATCTTAATCCGACGAAAGATTCTAATTTCATTGAATTGTTGAATGAACGTATAGTCGATAGATTTGAAAACATTTTCTTCACAATAAAGAAAAAATTTGACATTGATGTTATAGGCGAAAAAATCCCAGTGTTATTTGCTATTGATTGTTCGCATAAAAATATTTGGAGAAACACAAAATTTCAAGGCTATAAACTAAGCAGAAAAATAGTTGAGAAACCTTTTAATATTGGAGCTTGTTTTGAATACCTGTTTTCAACAACATTTTGTATGCCACAAATCGTTGAAAATTATAATTTAGTTCGAATAAAAGTTGAAAATGCTGAAGGTGATGATATAATTGGAGCCATTGTTAGAAATGTACATTCTGATCTTAACATTATTGTAGCCAGCGACCACGATTTTCTCCAGCTTAAAAATGAAAAAACCCACATTCTTAATCTTTTCGGTGATTCGATAACATTTGAACATTATTATAAAATTAAAGAAATAACAACTTGGCAGGATTTTTTGCTTCTAAAAATTCTAATGGGGGACAACGCCGATTGTTTGCCGCACGTATTTCCAGGCAAGGGAATTAAGACGTGTTTGGGGTTAATTAAAGACAAAGATAAACTTAAACAACTACTGCGAGAAAACACTGAAGCATTGAATCAATTCAAACTAAATTCTGAACTGATGGATTTTACAAAAATTCCGACAGAGATTCAAACCAACATTATAACTGAGTATTCCAACAAATTAAAGGCTTTCTATGAAAAAGCTATATAAAATTTTATTTTTTAAGGACATTGTTGATGCAGCAATAATTCGGTTATTGAATAATTCAGCTTCTGGAATTTTAACATCAAATGAAATTTTTTATGATATTGGAGATAATGTCAAGGGTATTTGTAGTTTAATACGAGGTTCTCTTAAGGAACATCATTTGCCAAAAGGCAGTATAAAAACACTTATTCTTGGAACTTGTACACCTAACGAGAATATTCATCTTAAAAATGTTCCTGAAGACAATGATAATTGGTATTATCCAAATATCCAAATTTCTTTTAATGTAAGAATATTAAATCATTGTTTAAGAACAACGTTTTTTGAATTTTTATCAAACCTCGACTTACCACAGCAAACATTTTCGCAGAAAAATATTAAATTCATATATACCTCTGGATTTTCTTCGCGAGCACTACTGCAATGTATTACTCAATTTTGCATATCATCGAATTCGTATGAAATAGATGAGAATTTTTCTTCAATTCTAAAGGATTCAAACGATTTCTTTGAGAACGGGTGTATTTTCAACGGATTTAACAGAGATTCGATCAATTTTATTGATAAGTTAATATCTAACTAAACTTTAATACTATGAATTTGATAATTCGCAAAAATTTCAGTGGTTGTGAACAAAAATGCTGAATTTAACATATTTTATGGAGTATAAATAATACCGTGAAACTATATAGCTATAACAAAGAAATTAAAAACTCTACTGCGCAATTCCTTGATACGTTGAACGAAATTGCTGTAAAACGAAGAAAAGGACAAAAATTACAACAAATAAAAGTTCATGCACAGTTGGGTGATTCTTCCAGAACTTACAAATTCCTTTCAAATCCAAATAAAACTTTAGCTGTTCCGAAACTCTCAGTTACAATGACCGGTTTTGCACGAGATCCGAACCGTTCAAGTGGTATAAATGATCATTTCTTAGAAATACCAGATTTCAATAGTTTAACGGACATAGAATTAACAAATTATTATAATGCGTTTTATGGTACTCCAGTTAACATTGATTTTGAATTGGAAATATTTACAATCTATCATGAAGACTTAGATCAGATTATGTGTAATATTGTTGCGTGTTGTAATCCATCCGTATATGTTGTTACACTACATCCGAAAGTCGAAGAACAAAAATTCAATCGACCAATAACACTTCAGCATCAAGTAACGTGGGATGGAAGCTTTGGATTTAAGATGCCCTCGGAACTCCCTCGGGACATGGATTATCGATTTTATGCTAATACTAAGTTTACATTTAAAACTTGGATATTTCCTGGAGAAGGTGCGTTTATTGTTGGGGAACCAAATCTTATTTCCAAAATCAATTTCTTTCCTGAAATTGTTGGTGGTGAAGAAGATGGTGTATGGACGTTGTCAAATTGGCACGCAGTTCCGAATACTATGACATTCACAGATTATGCCGAAAATGTAGTGTTGGGATTAGTTGATAAACCATTTTATGATCAATTGAGTCTTTCTGCTGTTCTCGGAGTAAGTGGACCTACTTTTTCTGGATATTGGTCAGAAGTTTCAAGTATGGTAAGTGGGGATGTTTATGGTAGTTCAATAAATTCTGTTTCTGGAAATCCAGTATATCTTGTAACTGAAAATGGCGATTTGCTCGTTTTTAGCGATGCGGAAATTCTAAATCCATTTGTTCAAAATACAAACTTATCTGGTATGATATATCAATATCAATCAACTGGCAAAATCATAAATTAAAGGAACAGGTATGGCAACAATTACGCCTTCAAATATTGGACACAGTGATGGTGAGTTGGATAAAAATATTAAAGCGTTACATGATAAAGTTGTAATTCGAAAACATGAAGTTTATCATGAAAAAATTGATAAAGGTATATTTATTCCGGTATCTTCAGATGTGAATCATCGAATGAATAAAGGCACAGTGATGTCAATTGGCGATGAAGCTAAAAAAGATCTTGAAGGATTGAGTGTCGGTGATACGGTGTTGTATGATCATCTTGCTGCATTTCGTGACACACACCCGATTGTAATTATTAAGGCAGAAAACATAATTTGTAAGGTTGAAGAAGATAAATAATGGAATCAAATAACGTACTTAAATTTATTAAACTACGTGATGTAAAATCACCTAAACGAGCACATTCGGATGATGCCGGAATTGATTTTTTTATTCCTAATGATTGGATAGATGGGCATTCATTTAGTCTTACACCACATGAGAGAATTTTAATTCCATCCGGGATAAAAGCTCGAGTTCCAACTGGACATGCGTTAATCTTTTTCAATAAATCTGGAAATGCATCAAAACTTGGTCTGGATGTACTTGCAAATACTGTAGATGAAAATTACGAGGGAGAAATCAATCTTAACGTTGTAAATACGTCTGATTCAGTTGTAGTTTTAAAAGGAGGTATGAAATTACTCCAAGGCATATTACTACCAATAAATTATGCAAATCCGTTAGAAATTAAAAGTATCGAGGAATTATACGATGGACACAACAGCAGTCGAAAAGAATCGGGCTTTGGTTCTTCCGGAATCTGAAGATTTTGAGGATATTGGTCTTTCTACAAGGTGTTTAATCTGTTCTGCTTCCAAGAAATCGGATGAAGAACTTGACACTTCTCAAGTATGGCAATCACTTCATGGATTATATAGATTGCGCGTGACGTTCATAGAAAAATTGATTGTAAATAATAAATACGGGCTTTCAAAAGTATACAACGAAGTAATAAATACATATTTGAAATATCCATCCATACAATATTACATTTTTTGCCATGATGATCTTCAAATCTCAGACTTATTTTTCTTTGAGAAAATTGAAACATTTCTAAATCAATATGATGTTATAGGTATCGCTGGTTCAAGGAAAATAAATTTTAAATCTAATCCGATAGCTTGGCATAACACTGAACGTGAATATTGGAGAGGTGCAGTAACACACCCAATGAAAGAAGATAAAACTAAAGTGTATGTTAATTCTTATGGATTTATGCCAGATGAAGTAGCAACTATAGATGGATGTTTTATTGCTGTTAATCGAAAAGTATTCGACGCTGGAGTTCGGTTTAATGAGAATTATGACTTTGATTTCTATGATATGGCATTTTCAATGAATGCTAGAATTGCTGGTTTCAAACTTGGAGTTGTTCCAATATTTTGCACACACTATTCTCACGGTGATGGCATTATGCGTTTAACATATCTTGATACACAAGAAAAATTCAAGAATGAATACAGGAATAAATTGTGAGAATTAATTCTTTTTCAACTGGATTTATTGAAATACCTGGCCAAATTTCAATGAACATTTTTACTCAAGGATGTAGTATAAAATGCAAAAAGTGTCATAATCCAGAATTACAAAATTTTAATGACGGTATTGAATTTGACTGGGCCGCGTTTGATAAAAATTTACAGCCGGTTGAATTTTCACCCTGGATTTGTTGGCTTGGTGGAGAACCAACAGAACACTTGAATGATTTAAGACAGTTCAACAAAAATCTTAAAAAATTAGGATATTTCATTGCACTCTATTCTGGAAGAACGTTTGAAGAATTACAAGACCTTAAAATCTTAGACGATTTAGATTTAATAAAAACTGGAAGATACGATGGTTATTCAGTACAAAACCCAAAAACAACACAGAGATTCTATTACCGAAACTACGCAGATTATAAAAATTGTAGTTGGGTTACGTGCAATTACGAAAATCTTGAATGTGACATTAATCGATTCATAATTGATAAGAACAAAGGATAACTTCATGATTCTAAGACACTCCTGGGATATGCGTTTTATTTGTAAGTTAAACGAGCTTGAAGAAAAATATGGAAAGAGAATGTTGGATCTGGACGGCATTGGAAGCGATACTTTAGATATCAATTTCTTCACAAACAATTTTTTGGATGCATCACCAGCTTCTGAATTGTCTTCAGATAAAAATGCAAATGTTGATGATAGTTCTGTAACACTATATGAACATGAGTTCAATAAATCAATTCATCGGTTGAACGCGTATTATATTTTGTGGGAACGGATGACTCATGATCCGGATCTTGGAATTAAACGAGCAAACAAAGCTCTTGAAGCGATGATTTCTGGAACATTGAAATTGCACGATGCTCATTTATCCATGAAAAGTTATTGCTATAGTTTTTCATTGGCGCCAGTAGTTCAAGATGGACTTACATTTATTCAAAAAATAAAAATAACCAAGGCACAACATGTTTCTTCATTTATAAATCATGTAATCCAATTTTTATCCTATGCTAGTAACCAAATTGCGGGCGCCGCGGCTTTCCCAGATTTATTCGTATATCTTGATTGGTTTTGTCGGATGGATTATGGCGAAAATTATCTTGAAAAAGAAGAATATCGCAATAGACTAAAACAGGAACTTCAATCTCTAATTTTTTCATTGAATTTCCCGTATCGTAGTACTCAATGTGCATTTTCCAATTTAAGTATATTTGATAAGCACTTTCTTAAAGATCTATTTGAAAATGTTTCGTATCCTGATTTTTCGTCCCCAAATATTGAAAGTATATACAAACTTCAAGAATTTTACGCAAGATGGTTTATTGAAGAAACAAAGAAACAAACGTTCACCTTTCCAGTTAATACTGCAATGTTCTATGAAAAAGACGGAAAAATTCAAGATAGAGAATTTTTGAGATTAATCTCGGAATTAAACTGCTTTAATGGAACATTTAATATATATGTTGGAGAATTGGGCAAGATTTCAAATTGTTGTAGGTTAAAGTCGGATTTAAACAAACTTAAACAGTATACAAATAGTTTTGGCAGTGGTGGTGTTAGCATTGGTTCGCACCGAGTTGTAACATTGAATTTTCCAAGACTTGCATTTGAAGCTCAAGATATTGAAGATTTTAAGAAGAAGCTTGAATACAATGTTCTTCTTGCTCAAGATATTCTTTTTACACATCGAAAATTACTCCAAGAACTTATTTCTAAAGGAAAACTTCCATTGTTTACTAAGAAATATATGTTCTTAGATAAACAATTCTCAACTATAGGGTTTATTGGGATAAATGAAGCATTAGAAATACTCGGACTAAATATTTGTGAACCGAATGGCACAAAATTTGGGATTGAAATTTTAAATAGAATCAATGAATTAAACGAACTAAAAGCTAAAAAGACGAATACTATTTGGAATATGGAGCAAATTCCTGGCGAAACCGCCGCTTCAATGTTTGCAAACAAAGACAAATTATTGTTTTCACACCACAAATATAAACTATATTCAAATCAATACATTCCATTATGGAAAAACGTTGATTTAGTCGAAAGAATTAAAATTGCTGGAAAGTTTGATCAACTATGTAGTGGTGGAGCAATTACACATATCAATTCATCTGATAGTTTAACAAAAGATCAAATGGAAAAAATCATAGAATACGCTGCAAAAAATGGCGTTGTATATTTTGCAGTTAACATTGCTCAATGTCGTTGTCGGACATGCGGAAAATTATTCATTGGTAAGTTCTTAAAATCACCGTGTCATGATGCTAAAGTTGATAATTATTTGCGAGTTGTTGGATTCTTAACGCCAGTAAATGATTGGGATAATACTAGACAAGAAGAATATACACGTCGACAATTCTACGAACATAAAAATTTTACACTTTAATATTTACATTTCCAGCCTATTAGTGTATAGTCATTTCATGATAAGTCAAATTAAAATTTATAGCCGTCAAGAAATCAAAGATCACATAGAATGTTGGATGTTTAAAAGCCTAACCAATTGTGTCGTAATTTCAATCATAGACAATCCGAAGTATGTATTAATGACTAAAGACCTTATTAATAACACTGGATGTGAAGATTGTATTTCTTTAGATTTTTATGATTTAACTTTGTCTGATCAATCGAGTAAAAAAATGTTTTCAAAGCGCCAGGCAAAACAAATTATCCAATTTCTCGATAAACATTCAAAAACACCTGAGAATTTAACTCTAATCGTACATTGCAATGCTGGAATTTGTCGTTCAGGTGCAGTTGGTTTATTTGCATGTAGATATTTGAAACTCGATGAAACGGATTTCTTAAATTCAAATCATTTTATTTATCCGAATACATATGTTCTTAATATGCTTGAAGAAGTTTCTGGAATGAAAAAGACGACATTTGAAGAGTATAATAAATTGTTTGGAAATTATGAAATGTGGAAATTATAAATATGGCAAAAGTTGATACCGTTATAGTTGGAGCAGGTTTAACTGGTGCAGTAATTGCAAACCGTGAATCACTTCTACACCCAGATTCTAATATTCTTGTTCTTGAAAAAGATTCAGTGGTTGGAGGATTATGTCGTGATGAATATAATTTTGATGGTGTGTTTATCCATAAATATGGCCCGCATATTTTTCATACAAACGACGAAGAAGTATATCAATATTTAAGTAGATATTGTGAATTTAATCCATTTGAATATTGTGTAACTTCTTCAATTAGAGGATTGCTACATCCTCTTCCATTTTCTTTGAAAACGCTCGAAACGTTTTATTGCGACAGAACAAGCACAAAATATACAAATATGTTAATTGGTAGATTTGGATATAACACAATTATATCTTTGGATGATTTATTCAAAATTCCAGAATTTTTTGAATTAGCAACAACGCTATATAGTGAATTTGTTGAGCCATATAATATTAAACAATGGGGCGAACAGGCAGCGAAAACTTGGGGCAGAGAAACCGCGAAAAGATTACAGTTTCGTGTGAATTATGATACTCGATATTTCAATGACAAATATTGCGCAATACCCAAGGATGGTTATACTAAGTTAATTCAAAATCTACTTGATCGGAAAAATATTACTGTATTGTGTGAGTATCCAGTATCATATACATATCTAACTTCAACTAGGAAAATATATTGGACTCCGGACATAAATCAATTTAGAAAATATGTCTTTTTACCTTATGTTTCAACCACATTTAAATTTAACACGTTTAATACTCAATCAGTTATACAAAATGCCCAAATCAATTATCCAGAGCAAAACTATCAAGAAATTAGAGTGATTGAGCATAAAAAGATCACTAGACAGAAACGTTGGAACACAACGATTTCATCTGAATTTCCAAAAACTGTTGAAACAGGAACGGATGGTGATAACGCTCCAAAATTCATGTATCCTATTAGAACAATTGAAAATATCGAACGCCATGAGCAAGAAATTAAATTCTTAAAAAATCTTCCATTATTTGCCAATGTTCATTTTTGTGGTAGAGGAGCAACATACCAATATTTAAATATGGATAGCGCAGTAAGACAAGCTATCGATTGTGTGAATACAGTAAACAAAATACGAGGAATTTAACATGAAAGTATCTGCAATACTATGTCCAAAATGTAAGTGTTGGGTTTATAGCCGAACACGTCATGATATGCGTTCTTGTAATTGCGGTAAAGTTTCGATTGATGGTGGAAGTGATTATGTTAAAATTTCATTTGATGAACGTGCTGTAAATCCATCTGATATATTAAGAACTGAATTTAATATTAGAGCAAATAAGAAAATGCTATATGATGACTGGAACTATAAAACTGATATGTATGGTATAATTTATCCGCATGTAGCTAACAGATCAATAAATCGTCGTAAAATGCCAAATATTAGACGTCTTCAATATGATTAATACATTTAAAGTTGGTACAAATCTTGACAATGAACTTGTAGATATTTTTGATGGATTGAACCAAAAATATTCTAATAAGATTATCGAAGTATTTGGAAGCATTCGAGAACATGCGAGATGGGCCGCAAGGCCAGAATTTAGACTGCCAGATGTTTCATTAACAGAACTTGAAAAGCATGTGAAATTATTACAGTCTAAAAACATTGAATTCAATTATACCCTTAATGCACCATTCATTGGTTCTTCTGAAGAAATTGAAAAACATCTTTGCGAACTTGAAAGAATATTGGTATTTCTCAATGTTGTTGGCATAAAAACGCTAACAGTATCTTCGCCACTATTGTCCAAACTTATTCACCAAATATGTCCTTGTAAATTTAAAACCGAGTTGTCAACAATTGCTGCATTGACACAGGTTTCTCAATTAAAAGCATATTGGATTCAAGCTAGATTTACTAAGTTTTGTATGAATCTCGAAAAAAATAGAGATTTCGAATTTCTCAAATCTTGTGCTAAAGTTGCTGAAGAAAATGGATTCAAGATTAATTTAATGGTAAATGAATTTTGCTCAACTTCAGATGTAAATTTTTCAAGCCACTGTGTGTTGCGACAAGATTGTTATAATCTCCACTCAGTTAATAAAACAAAAGAAGATTATTTAAAGTTTGATGGTTATCCAATGTCTTACTGTATGGCTGGGAGACAAATAGAGGAATATTCGTGGCTACGGTCACGATTCATTCTTCCTCAATGGCTAAAACATTACAACGCTATTGGAATTAACCATTTCAAAATCACCGGTAGAACTGGAACGACAGCATATATAAAAAAAATAACTGAAGCTTATATGTCTGAAAAATGGACTGGAAATCTCCTGGAATTATGGAAGTCTCTTGAATCAATCTATGACAATCAACAAGATGACAATGCTCATTACGTTGATACGCGTCTTGATTCAAATATAATCGATACTAATAACTTCTTAGGAAAATGGATTGATCCGGTTGGATATATTAAAAGTCAATCTGGTTTAAAGCCGATATATTTCAATTGTGCAAATGTTGAATGTGGTAAAGATTGTGTGTATTGTAAAAACTTCTATGAAAGGTATTTAAAAAATGAGTTGTGATAAGATTACATTCAGGAATATTGTTGACTGTATTTTTGATAATAAATTTAAAGATCTTTCAACTACAGAAATTCTTAAAAATTTCCATGAAGAATCTGATATACTATTGAAACAATGGGTAGATAGCAAAGAAACAGATTTTTCAATTTATCAAGATGAAAAATATCTAAAAGATCTAATGATTTGTTATTATTATGTTTCAAGACAATCTATTGTTGGATCTTTGAAATGGTTTGAGAAAAATAACATCGATATCTCAAAAATGCGTTGTTTTGAAGATCACAACGGCCTTGGAGCAACAACACTTCATCTGTTAAATAAATTTGAATCAGTTGATGTATTTAATTATGTATTACTTCAACGTGAAATTTTTAAAAAATTATATTATCATTTTTGTCAAGTTGATAAAAAACTTAATCAATTTTATCAATTTGATGAAAGATCTGATGAATTATACACGCGTGATATAATTACATAATATGAAGTAATTTA